TGCAAAGTCGTTGAGGAAAAGCTGGCAAAATGGGAAGAGCTGCGAAAAGAGACGCAGCACGGGAAACTGGAGATTGATTTTTTCCCTAATGATGTGGTTGCAACCCTTTCGCTAAGTTATCGCACAAAATTCAGCCGTGATGCCCGCCAGCAAGCGCACGTATAATCCCGTTAAATAAATAACCGATGCGAGTACCGCGCGGGTTTGGCAATTACCAAATCCGCGCGGTTTTTGTTTTTCATTGATTTAAGTTAGGAGCTAAAAAGATGATAGATTCAAATTTGTTTGCCAGCATCGTTGCGATTATCATTTCGCTGATGTGTTCGTACGTGCCAGGACTGAGCGACAAGTGGAATGCTTTGGAGGGCGTGACTAAACGCGCCGTGATGGCTGGATTGATGATGTTGGTCGCGGTGGTCTCGGTCGTTTTGTCGTGCGCTCATATACTTGATGTGGTGGTGTGCAACAAAGAGGGCGTGATTGCCGTGCTCAGCGCGTTTATCGCGGCTCTGGTTGCGAACCAAGGCGCGTATCAGATCACACGCGGGAGCTAGCCGTGGATTTGAAAACCCTGAGCGAGTTCATCTCAACGAATGGACTGCAAACGCTTGAAATAATCGCGTTTGGGTGGTTTGTGTCTACCAAGGTTTGGCCGTTCTCAACCCAGCAAATCCAAAGATGGATGGATTTGCAGCAAAAGCGTGTGGATGCGAGCGAGGAGCGTGATAAATCGTTAATCGCCGCATTGGAGCACAACACCGCAGCGATTGAGAAATTAGCGCAGTTGATCGGGGTTCAGCATAATGAGACGATGCGCAGGTTAGATTTGCTGGGAGCAAAAATCACCGATGCCCCATAAAATGCCTCACCCGTGCGGTGCGCCTGGATGCCCGAACACAGTAAATAATGGGCGTTACTGTGATGTTCATAAACAATCTGTTGATGAACCACGCGGCACATCAGCGCGGCGCGGGTATGGTTACAAGTGGCAACAATTGCGCAGGATGTTTTTGCGTGAACACCCGCTGTGCGCTGATCCATTCAGCCGACATGGTGGTGTGCCACCGCTGGCTACCGACGTTGATCACATAACACGCAAGAGAGATGGCGGAACCGATGACCCCTCTAATTTACAAGGGCTTTGTCACTCATGCCACTCAATGAAAACACGCGCAGAGATGGGGGTAGGGGGGGATAAATCTCTAGGGGTTGACGACCCTAGACCGCACGGTGACCTTTCTCGCGCACCCGCGAAATTGCGTTTTCCTCAAAAATGACACGTGGACGCAAACCAGCACCAACAGCGACTAAAAAACTGGAGGGCAATCCGGGCAAACGCAAGTTGAATGCGGATGAACCGCGTTTCGACCGCGCCTCAACTGCGCCCCCGGAACACCTCAGCGGGGTTGCGAAATCAAAATATGAGGAGTTGGTTTTGCAGCTATCTGCAAACAACGTTATCACCGTAGTTGACGTTGGAGCACTTGAGGCATATTGCGAGGCTTACGCAACGTGGCTAGAGAGCAAAAAAGAGGCGGCAAAACGCCCGGTAATACTAAACAGCAGAAACGATTCAGTAATGAATCCACAAATGCGCATCGCAAACATGGCGGTGCAGCAGATGATAAAACTCGCCAGCGAACTAGGAATAACTCCGGCCAGCAGATCACGCATCAAATTGCCGCAATCAGGCGGGGAAAGCGAAATTCTGGAATTCCTGAAAAACGGATAAAGAAAATTAGTTTGCCCATTCCAGAACAATACGTGCGCGATGTTTTGAATGGGACAGTTGTGGCTTGCAAATGGGTGAAATTGGCGTGCCAACGCCACCTACATGATTTGGAGCATAGCCACAAGCGGGGTTTGCACTTTGATGAAAAGGCCGGCGCAAGGGCAATCAAGTTTTTTAATTTTCTCAAACACTCAAAAGGCGAATGGGCTAACAAGCCTGTTGTGCTTGAGCCTTGGCAGCAGTTTTGTGTATGGGTAGTTTTCGGATGGAAACGCGCCGATGGCACCCGCCGCTTTAGAAGCGTGTATCAGGAAGTGGCGCGTAAAAATGGCAAATCTACAATGGTCTCTGGCATCGGCCTATATATGCTTTTGGCCGATGGCGAGGCTGGCGCAGAAATTTACTCGGCGGCAACAAAGCGCGATCAGGCAAAAATAACATGGATGGAAGCCGCGCGGATGGCGCGGAAAACATCTGGGTTAAACAAACTAATAAATATTTTCGGAGATCGCAACCCAAAAGCTACTTCATGTAGTATTAGTGTGAGCCTGACAGGAAGTAAATTTGAGCCGCTTGGCCGTGACGCAGATTCTATGGATGGCCTGAATGTGCATTGCGCATTGATTGATGAGCTGCACGCCCACAAAAACCGTGACATGGTTGATATTTTGGATACAGCCACCGGCTCACGCAGGCAACCCCTTATCTGGATGATCACCACTGCTGGATACAATCGCCAAACCATTTGTTTTGAAATGCACCAGTACACTGAGAAAGTTCTCAGTGATTTAGTTGAAGACGATTCGTTCTTTGGAATTATTTTTTCTCTTGATGAAGAAGATGATTGGGAGGATGAGAGATGCTGGGCTAAATCAAATCCAAATCTTGGAGTAAGCAAGCGTCTTGATGATATGCGCGCCAAGGCACTTAAAGCCAAAGAGCAACCGAGCGCTCAGAACGCTTTTTTGCGCCTTGAACTGAACACTTGGACGCAGGCCGAAACGCGCTGGATCAACATTGAACACTGGAATGATTGCAACAAAGCATTCGATGTTGAATCATTGCAAGGTCGTGAATGTTACGGCGGGCTTGACCTATCAAGCACCCTGGATGTAACCGCGCTGGTTTTGGTGTTTCCACCCCAAAAACTTGATGAAGATTACATTGTTTTACCGTTTTTTTGGGTGCCAGAAGAAACAATTATTCAACGCTCAAAGCGAGATAGAGTGCCATACGATCTATGGGAAAGAAAGGGATTAGTTAAAACAACACCCGGAGAAGTTGTTGATTATGATTTTATTCAGCAAGAAATAGAAGTTCTCGCAAGAAATTACGATATTAGAGAAATTGCTTTTGATCGTTGGAACGCCACATCGTTGATCAACCGACTGGCAGAACGGCACGTAACAAAACTAGTCGAGTTTGGGCAGGGATATGTAAGCATGTCGCCTGCCTCAAAATTATTTGAGAGCAAGTATATTTCACGCCAAATCAATCACTTGGGGAATCCTGTTCTATCGTGGATGGCCTCAAATGTGGTGGTTACATCTGATCCAGCCGGAAATATCAAGCCAGACAAGGCAAAATCCACAGAGAGAATAGATGGAATTGTGGCGATGATTATGGGATTGGATCGCGCATCGCGTCCGGGCATGAGTGTATATGAGGATCGCGGAATTCTGACGCTTTAGAGAATTTAGTGCAATAATACACATATTCGCGCATTATTTTGCAAGCGAATACCAAATTTTAGATGCGCTAGTAACTGGAAAGGTGTGGACAATGTGGATGATGCGGGTGACACATTGAAACTGCTCAGGCATAACCAAGTGCCCGCACGAGAACGCGCATCCATCGCCAGGCGATGCAATAACAAGAGGGTTGTGGCCTGAGTAACACAACCCTCGCAAACAAAATATACCGATGCGAGTAACGCGCGGGTTTGGAAATTCCAAGCCCGCGCGTTTTATTTTGTATATGCAAAACAATTCGCTTTTAGATTCGTTGCGAACCTTGTTTCAATTTCGTGCCGCACCTAGAAAAATGGATGCAAGCGTTGTGCCGCTTAACGATTGGCGCTCAGTTGGCACGTTCGGCATTGGAGATGCAGGCGCGAATGTCACGCCCCGCACTGCGCTCACCTCGATGCCAGTGTTTGCAGCGATACGGCTTCTTTCAGAAAGTGTGGCTATGCTCCCATGGCACATTTATGAGCGCACAGAAAAAGGGAAAATACGCGCCACGAACCACCCGCTCGATGTTGTTCTAAATCGGGTTGCGAACCCGGAGATGAGCGCGTTCACCCTGCGCGAAACAATGATGGCGCATACCCTTGCCTGGGGCAACGCCTACGCCGAAATTGAGATGAACAATCGAGGTGATGTTCGCGCCCTGTGGCCGCTTCATCCAGCTAACATGAAAGTAGGGCGCGATGGAAGCGGTAATCTCATTTACGCTTATCAAGATCGCAGCCAGGCGGTGATATTGCCAGCCTCGCGTGTTTTGCACATTCATGGCCTTGCCAGCGATGGCATCGTGGGCTATTCGCCAATTCAGCTAGCTCGTGTTGCCATTGGTTTGGGGATGGCTACCGAAAAATATGGCGGGCAGTTTTTTGAGAATGGGGCGCGTCCGGGCGGTGTGTTGGAACACCCCGGAAAGCTCACCAAAGACGCATACGACCGGCTAAAAAAATCATTTGAGGAACGGCATCAGGGACTGGACAATGCCCAGCGCCTGAGCATTCTAGAAGAAGGGATGAAATACAATCCCGTCTTCATCCCGCCAAATGATGCTCAATTTCTTGAAACACGAAAATATCAGGTGAGCGAGATCGCGCGGTTGTATCGCGTGCCTGCGCACATGATTGGCGATCTGGATCGCGCCACTTTCTCAAACATTGAGCAAATGAGCATTGAGTTTGTAACCTATTCTCTCGTGCCATGGCTCACCCGCTGGGAGCAAGATGCCAACCGGCAATTGCTGAGCGAGCCAGAACGAAGAACTCTATTTACAGACTTTCTTGAGGATGCGCTTCTGCGCGGTGAAACGCTGGCCCGCTATCAAGCGTATGCCATCGGCAGGCAGTGGGGCTGGCTGAGCGCAAACGATGTGCGCGACCGCGAGGATATGAATCACGTGGATGGCGGAGATGGATATTTTGTGCCTCTCAATATGTCCACCGCTGGCGGCCAAACGCAACCAGATGCGGCCCAAAGCGGCTCAAATGATGCGCAGGGCAAATCGCAGGGGCAGGGGCAAAACAAACGCGCCCTGAACGTGCTGGTAAGCGATGCGGCGCGGCGCGTGGCTCAGCGCACACAAAACGAGCGCGATTTTGCAAAGCATGGCAAGTGGGTGAGCGATGTGCTAACCCCGGTATGTGATGCAATCGGAAACACCCTCGATCCACGTGATGAGGCCAGGGGGTTGGCCGAGTGGTGGCTCGGTGATGAGAGATTAACTGTATTTGATTTGCTCGCAAAATTGGGCATATAATTTGAGTGCAAACGAATAACCGACGCGAGTAACGCGCGGGTTTGGAATTTCCAAACCCGCGCGTTTTGTTTTTCACTAATGAACGATATTGAACGCAGAGTAGCCGCAAAACTTCCTGAGCTGAGAAGCGATGGCACGGATTCCATTGTTGGACACGCCGCCATGTTTGATGTGCTTAGCGAGGAATTGTGGGGATTCCGCGAGAAGATCGCGCCGGGCGCATTTGATGATGTGCTGAGCGATGATGTTCGCGCGCTTTTTAACCACGATCCAAACTTTGTGCTGGGCCGCACAACCGCCAGAACACTGGTTCTCAGCGTAGATCAGACTGGTTTGCGCAACGAAATAGCGCCACCAGATACCCAATGGTCGCGGGATTTGCTCACCAGTATGAAGCGCGGAGATATTACTCAGCAATCTTTTGCTTTCGTAGTGAAAAACGATAGCTGGGAATACAACAAAGAAGCCGATACTGTCACCCGAACAATTCTAAAAGTTGAACGACTGTATGACGTGAGCATTGTTACGTACCCCGCCTACCCACAAACAACCGCGCAGGTTATTCAACGCGCTCAAGAGATTAGATCGCAACACCCCGCGCAGGCGCAAAGGGTGGATGAGGCAAAGCTGGCGCAGGCGCGCCGCGCTGCCAACATCAGGCGCATTCAGATCGCTCAGCGCAACTGAGATTCACAGGAGAAAAATGAACGCCGATCTTAAAAAGCAAATTACCGACCTTCAGCAGCGCCGCGCCGCGGAGTTGAAGAAGGCGAGCGATATTAACGATGCCGCCTTCAAGGAGAGCCGCGACCTTACAACCGAGGAACGCGCCAGCTTTGATGCGGCCATGCAGTCCGCCGATGGGTTGCAGGCCGATATTCGCCGTTTGAGCGCACTCAAGGAAGAAAACGGGCGCCTGCTGGATAGCGCAGGACGACTGGTGCAACCACAGACCAACTTGGACTTGAGCGAAACAGAGCGCAAGGGCTATTCGCTCTTTCGCGCCATCCGCGCCATGGCAGATCAGAAAACAGGCAAGCAGAATGCCTGGGCACAAGCTGGTTTTGAGCAGGAAGCAAGCCGTGAAATCGCCAAACGTTTGGGAATGGAGCCAAAAGGACTGTTCGTTCCGTTTGATGTTCAATCCGAAAAACGCGACCAGGTGGTTGGCACGCCAACCGCAGGTGGCAACTTGGTGGGCACCGACCTGATGGCCAGCAGTTTCATTGAGCTGCTGCGCAACCGCATGGTTGTTCAGCAGGCTGGTGCCCGCGTTATGAACGGACTCACGGGCAACGTGGCGATCCCGCGCCAAACCAGCGGCGCATCTGCATATTGGGTGGCTGAAAGTGGCTCTCCAACAGAAAGTCAGGCTGCGTTTGATCAAGTGACGATGACGCCCAAAACGATGGGGTCGTTTGTTGACATCGCGCGCCGGTTGATTTTGCAATCCTCTGTCGACGCGGAGCGGTTTGTGCGTGAAGATATTGCCGCCGCTATCGCACGCGAGGCTGATCGCGTGGGTTTGCATGGCAGCGGTTCTGGCAATGAGCCGCGCGGTGTGGCTAATGTAAGCGGCATCAATGCCGTGGTGGGTGGCACAAACGGGGCCGCGCCAACCTGGCCGCTCATGGTGAAATTGGAGACAGAGGTGGCCGCGGATAACGCCGATTTGGGCGCTTTGGCCTACGTCACGAACACCAAGGTGCGGGGCAAGCTCAAGGAAACCGAAAAGTTCGCTGGCGGCGGGCGCGAAATTTGGCAGGATGGCGCAACACCTCTCAATGGCTATGCGGCCTATGTGAGTAACCAGGTGCGCAGTGATCTCACCAAAGGCACCAGCTCCGGCGTGTGCAGCGCGGTTTTCTTTGGCAACTGGGCCGATTTGATTTACGGCAACTGGGGGGTGCTCGATGTGTTGGTTGATCCATACACCGGCGGCACATCCGGCACGTGGCGCGTGATTTCCCTGATGGACATGGATGTGATTGTCCGCCATCCAGAATCCTTCACGCTGATGGCCGATGCCCTGACCGCGTAATTCAACTCACTCGTTTTGTGATTCAGCCTGCGCGGTGAAGTTAGCTGCGCAGGCATAAACAC